GTAAGAACGGTCTATACGCTAATATTCATGCCAAGCAAGAGCGCATAGCTCATGGCTCAGGTGAACGCATGCGTAAGGCCGGGGATAAAGGCGCACCAACGGCTAAGGCTTTCAAGGAATCAGCTAAAACTGAAATGAAAAAAGGTGGCGTTGCTCTCTCTATCAAAAGAGGTGAGAAGTTACCAGTTTCTAAAGGCGCTGGTCTTACAGCCAAAGGACGTGAGAAATACAATCGGGAAACGGGGTCTCATTTAAAGGCTCCGCAACCTGAAGGTGGCGCTCGTAAGAAATCGTTCTGTGCAAGAATGTCAGGCATGCCCGGTCCTATGAAAGATGAGAATGGTAAACCAACTCGTAAAGCAGCTTCTTTAAAGAGATGGAAATGCTAAATGTCAGTATTCGAGATATTAACTTTGGTTTCATACCTATTGGGTGGTATTGTGGCTTTTATCGTCAAAGATAAATCTGACGAACTTAAACGTCAGGGTATTCTTTTAAATAAAACTAGAGAAGAGGTCGCACGTGATTACATTACTAAATTCGAAGTTCGTAGCGATATGGACAAAATTATCAGCCGTTTTGACAGGCTGGAAGAAAAGCTTGATCGCTTTATTGAAGGACATAAATAATGCCAAGCAAAAGTAAAAAGCAGCATAATTTGATGGAAGCGGTTGCTCATAATCCAGCATTCGCTAAGAAGGTAGGAATTTCCCAGAAGGTTGGGAAAGATTTTGCAACTGCCGATAAAGGCAAAAAATTTAACAAAGGTGGAACAATCATGGCAACTCAGAAATTTGTAAAAGGCGAAGCAATGGGCAAAGTTAAGACTGCAGCTCCAAGTCGTGACGGTATTGCTCAAAAAGGTAAAACTCGTGGAACAATGATCAAGATGGCTGGCAATAGCATCGGTACTGGTCCAGCTCCTAAAGCTAAAGCCAAGAAGTAATCATGGACGCTAAAGACGTTGTTGATTCAGTAAAAGGCATTGCCAAAGACCTGAAAGATAAGGTCATGGGAACTGACGAACAGAACGCTAAGGCTTCTGCTGAAATGAAGGCTCAAGATGCAAAGAGTCCTGATACAGTACAAGCTAAGGTTAATAAGATTGTTGGTTACAAATCCGGTGGTATGGCTCGGTCTTCAGCTTCTAAACGTGCCGATGGCTGTATCGTTAAAGGTTTTACTAAAGCATAAGGAATAGATATGAAAATGGTTAAAGAGGCTCAAGAGCCAATCGCAGGTCCAGATATGGTTCGTCATGACGACTTCATCGCTAAACACGAAGATGGCGGTCATAAACACCATAAGCATGAATTTAAAAAGCATGCAGCTGGTCACAAGCATCACATGGATGTAGTTGTTGCCATGCATAAAGGCGGGAAGGCTTGCTAATATGAGAGCAAGCCGTGGTATGGGCGATATTAAGCCCTCCAAAATGCCTAAAAAGAAGACCATTCATCGTACGGATAATCCAAACGATGTGGAACTCTATGCAAAGGGTGGCAACGTTGCCAAAAAGAAGGTTAAAGTTTCTAAAGGTATGAAGAAATAATGGCTATTCAAACAACCGGAACCAGCATGTTCAACCTTAATATGAACGACCTTGTAGAAGAGGCGTTTGAAAGGTGTGGCATTGAATTACGTTCCGGTTATGACCTCAGAACTGCTACCCGTAGCTTGAATTTGCTCACAATTGAGTGGGCAAACCGAGGAATTAACCTATGGACAGTAGAAGAAGGTCAAATTCCAATGGTTACAGGGCAGATTAGCTACCCTTTACCAGTCGATACCATTGACCTTTTAGACCATGTAGTGCGTACAAATGCGGGTACTCCGAACCAATCGGACATTAATATCACCCGTATTTCAGAGCCAACATACTCAACTTTGCCTAATAAACTGGCACAAGGCCGTCCTATTCAGGTATGGATTAACCGCCAAAGTGGAAACACTAACCCTACTAATGATTTATTGATAGGCAATGGATCTACTAGCGGAATCTCCTCCACTGATACGACTATCGTTCTTAGTAACGTAAGCGATTTGGCTGCCGCTGGATTCATTCAGATTGATAACGAGATTATCTACTATCCTAACGTGTCCCAAACAGGCAACCAGCTGCTTAATTGCGCCCGTGGACAGAATGGAACGACTCCAGCACCTCACACTACTGGCTCTAAAATTTACGTGCCACAGCTGCCTTCTATTAACGTCTGGCCTACTCCTAATTCACCCGGCAACCAATACACTTTTGTTTATTGGAGAATGCGCCGCATTCAGGATGCTGGTACTGGTACAAACATTAATGACATTCCATTCCGTTTTATTACGACAATGGTGGCTGGACTTGCTTATTATTTAAGCATCAAATTGGCTGGTGTAGATCCTAATCGTATCGCTATGCTTAAAGCTGATTATGAGCAGCAATGGGATCTGGCTTCACAGGAAGATAGAGAAAAGGCTGCAATTCGTTTCGTACCTAGAAACATGATGTATATAAGGTAAGACATGCCATCAAAGTTTGCTTCTGGTAAACACTCGATTGCCGAATGTGATCGGTGTGGTCAACGCTATAAGTTGCATCAGTTAAAACGGGAGATTATCAAAACCAAGCTGTTTAATCTATTGGTATGCCCAGAATGCTGGGATCCAGATCAGCCACAATTACAACTTGGTATGTACCCCGTTGATGATCCACAAGGCGTACGTGATCCACGCCCAGATGTAGGTTATAGAGTATCAGGAACCACAGGTCTTCAGGTTTACCAAGGTGGCAATAACACCGTTGGTCAATTCGGATACCCGCAAGATGGTAGTAGACAGACTCAATGGGCATGGAACCCCGTTGGAGGAGCAAGTTTATTTGACCGTGCATTAACGCCAAACAGCTTGATTCCTGTAATAACAATCGGTACAGTATCAATATCAACCACATAGGAGTAGTAAAATGGCAAAAAAACATGATGACGCAGCTCAAGACAAGAAATTAATTTCCAAGATGATTAAAGCTGCTGAGAAAAAAGAACCCAAAGGCATGAAAAAAGGTGGCGTAACTGGCAAAGAAATGAGAGCAGTTGGTCGCAATATGGCTCGTGCAAACAACCAAAAGGCTAAATAAAATGGCTATCGCTAAAAACGTTAAACCGACTACTAAAAATAGTCCTCCAGTAAAGACTGGTGCTAATCGCAACAATAAACCTGATGTTGATTATGCAAAGAATGGTGAAAGTGCAGCTGACGCTAAAGCCGCTACTAAATACATGACTGATCCTAATACTATGAAGGCAGATGAATCTATGCCCGGTGGTATGCCAGCTCGCCGTGTATCAGTAGGTAACATCACTAGAGGCCCTAAGACTGACGGCGTTAAAATCCGTGGTACAGGTGCAGCTACTAAAGGTGTTATGTCACGAGGACCAATGGCCTAATGAATTACGTCCAGTTACAACAAGCAATTCAGGATTACGCCGAGACAACAGAACAGTTGTTTGTAGCAAATATACCTACCTTTGTCGTTCAGGCAGAGACACGTATATACAACACGGTTCAAATTCCTTCTTTGCGTAGAAACGTAACTGGTGCGTTAACTGCTGGTAATCAGTACTTATCATTGCCTAATGATTGGTTGGCAACGTATTCAGTAGCGGTTATAGACACCACTGGTAACTACAATTACCTTTTGAATAAAGACGTGAACTACATTCGTCAAGCGTATCCAAACCCAACTCAGACTGGTTTGCCATATCAGTATGCTGTTTTTGGATCGCAGTATTCAGACATTAATGAGCTATCTTTAATCGTTGGACCAGTTCCAGACAATAATTATGCTGTAGAACTTCATTATTTTTATTACCCACCAACAATCGTTCAGGGTAAAATTAGCGTTCTTTCCAGCATCATCACTGGTGGTACGCTATATGTGCCGGGCGTTTATGAGAATACTGCTTTAACTGGTGGATCAGGATCTAATGCTACAGCTACTATCGTGGTTGGTATCTCTGGAATTGTAACCAATGTAACGTTAACTAATGGTGGTCAATTCTATGTTCCGGGTGACGTTCTTTCTGCCGATGCTGCTAACTTAGGCGGATCAGGATCAGGGTTTACCATTAATGTATCCAACATTTCCAACACTACTGGGACATCTTGGCTTGGTGATAACTATGAGCCAGCTCTGTTTTATGGCGCTATGCGTGAAGCAATGATCTTCCAGAAGCAAGAAGCTGAACTCATTAAAGAATACGAAGACAAATATCAAGAAGCTATGTCTCAATTGAAACGTCTTGGTGATGGCCTTGATCGTGGTGATGCTTACCGTGACGGTCAAACCAAACTACAGGTTAAAACATAATGGCTATTGTTCAAGCAGCATGTAACGTATTCCAGCAGAACTTACTCAATGGTAATGAGAACTTTACTACTGGAACTTATTACATTGCCCTTTATAACGCCAATGCAAACTTAGACGCTACTACTTTGGCATATACCAATGTCAATGAAGTCGTTGGAACTGGATATACGGCAGGTGGTCAGCCTTTAGTCATCACTACCCCGCCAACTATTAGCGACCAATACAGCGCTACTTATGTATCTTTTGCGAACGCATTATGGTCTCCTGCATCCTTTACCTGCAGGGGTGCTTTGGTCTACAATTACAATACAGGTGCAGCTTGTTTTGTATTGAACTTTGGATCAGATAAAACTTGCAATAATAGCTTTACAGTGACATTCCCAGCAGCGTCTCCAACGTCTGCTATTTTGACAGTAAGCAGTTATACCGCTGCTAACGTAATAAGTTCTGGTGATTAAGGAGTATTTATGAGCAGCGAAAAATCTAAAATTGGCGATACCGTAGGAGCCAGTGCTTCTTTTGGCGGTGGATCAATTGATAAATTTGGCCTAGAAGGTGTGTATACAGCTACTTGCTATGATGCAAATGGCGTAGAAAAATGGTCTGACACTATCTATAACTTAACTACTAACGTAGGCCGTCAAAACTTATTGAACTCTTACTTTGCCAATACAGGCGGTGGTGCAATCGTTATGGGTTTAATGGGTACTGGCTCACCAGCTTACACTGATACTCAAGCATCCCACTCTGGCTGGTTAGAAGTTGGTAATGCGAATGCTCCTACATACTCAGGAACTCGTAAGACTCCATCATTCTCTGCCGCTACATCTGCTAACCCTTCAGTATTAGTTACATCTGCCGCAGTAGTGTTCTCAATGACTGGTTCAGGTACTGTTGCTGGCGCATTCATTAACGTAGGTGGTTCTACTGCAATCGACAATACAACTGGTGTTTTGTTCTCTGCTGGTGACTTCACAGCGGGTTCAAAAACTGTAACGTCAGGCGATACAATCAACGTTACATACACACTCAGCGCTGCTGGCTAATAGGAGACTAACATGGCGTTAGTCTTAGCAGATCGTGTCCAAGAAACCACGACCACTACTGGTACGGGTTCTGTTACGCTTGGTGGAGC